AGATTTTATCAAATTACTCGATAGTCCAGAAAAAGATGGTGTTGATGTATATAGAATTTGGACACGTTCAGTCTGGTATGAATATACAGTCATAACTACAAAAGTTGAACAATCCGGTTCTGGTGCTAATCCACTAAAAAAGGTACCTTTTGTTTGGGTGTTAAACTCTAAAGCTACGCAACGTAATATAGGGGTTTCTGATTTAAAGGAAATTGCGGCGATTGATTGCTCTATAATTCGTAACCTTTCGCAAATTGAAGAAATCACAGAGTACGCAGCTTTTCCAATGCTCATGAAGCCTTTTGTGTCATCTAGTGAAAGTGTCGATGATACTGTAGGCGTGGATTCTGTTGTGGAGTTTGATCCTGAATTCCCAAATGCAATGCCACGTTGGTTAGAAGCTGAAGTAAAAGAACCAGTTGACGCTATTCTCACTGTTATTTATCGTAAGGTTGCAGAAATATACAGAGCTATAAATGCTGGCGGGCTTAATGCTACCGAAACCGATAGGCAAGCAAAATCCGGTATAGCTCTTGAGCAAGAATTTCGACTGTTGAATGCTAAATTGGCAACAAAATCCTCATTACTTGAGGAAGCACAAAAGACAATTATAATCTACTGGGGATTATGGCAAGGTGAAGATGTTTCAAATGAGATATTTGTAAATAGACCCAAAGATTTTAACATATCAGATTTGTTAGCCGATCTTGAATCAGTGGTGCTGTCAATGTCAATTGTTAACTCTGAGAAGTATTCAAAGGAAATGCAGAAAAACGTTGTCAGGCGTACGTTACCAAGTGATGAACTGTACAGCGATATTGACGCTGAAATTGATTCAAGCGATTCTGGTGGACTTGATGATGACGGACAAGGTACTTTCGAATGACAAAGGAAGAGCGAGCCGCTAACCTTGTTGATAAATTTCTGGACAAAGAAATTCTAAGAAATCAGGCGTTGTTTGCAAATGCTATAGAAAAATTAGGACAACAAATTCAAAGTTTAGTGAATAGGTTGGAAGTTGCCGCTGACGGCACTGTAAAAGGGCCGACTGTTACTTTGGCTACAGCTATTAAATTGCACAAGCAAATGGCTCAATTGTTTTTGGAAACTTACGATAAGGCAATATATCAGTACCTACGCAGGTTTAAGAAAATCGAAGCGCTTGTTATTGATACGTACAACAATCTACTTGGAATTGAGAGCGCGGATTTCTTGGAAGTGAGTAAAGATACATTGAAAGTACTGGCAAAACAGGATTTTCAATTACACAAAACTTTAAGTAAAAGAACACAAGCAGAAATAGCAAAAGCGGTGTACGCAACGGTTTTGGCCCTTGGTGATTTAGAAGAATTGAAAAAGCAAATTGAAGGAGCTTTAACAGGGCATTTAGATGTACGCGGCAGGCCATTAGCTTCATACGCTGATACTTACGTGCAAGACCAGATTATGCAATATCATGCACGCGCAAACAAAGAATTAGGTAAAGAATCCGGTGCAAAGAAATGGCGTTACGTAGGGGATTCGATAAAGACAAGCAGACCATTCTGTACTGATAATATAGGTGTTGTCAAAACAACTGAGGAATGGGAAGCAATAGGAACGGGTACGAGTTGGAAAGGGAAATCCTGTAGTGACATTTTTAGTTGTAGAGGTGGGTATAACTGCCGACATCATTTTCAGGCAGTTTTTTCAGAATGAGCGCGAAGCTCCTGTTTAGCGAGAAGCTATAGATATGAAACTAAAACTTGATGAAAGCGGCAATGTGGTAGTACAAAACGGAATGCCAGTGTATGTTCACGAAGACGGCAAAGAAATTCCGTTTGATGCGCCTGCAGCAATGGGTAAAATTGGTCAGCTGAATACTGAATCTGCTACCCATAGGCATAAGGCAAACGAGTACAAAACTCTGATTGAAGGACTTGGAGATATTGACGAAGCACGTGAAGCGGTTGAAACTGTCAAAAAGATGAAGGGTAAGAAATTGTTTGATTCTGGTGAAGTGGATGCGCTTCGCGAAGAGTTAGGTAAAACCTTTAAAATCAAGGAAGACGCGCTTAATGCAACTGTATCCGAGAAGGATGCAGCAATACGTAGGCTGACAGTTACGTCTGCATTCGCAGGGTCAGAGTTTGTTTCCAAAAAGACAGTGTTGTCTCCCGGTATTGCAGAATCAGCTCTTGGAAACTACTTTAATGTAGTGGAAAAAGACGGTACTGTATCAGTGGTCGCAAAGTTGAATGGCACTGAAGTGTTTAGCAGAGAAAGACCGGGTGAATATGCTGGGTTTGAGGAAGCAATAAGCATTATCGTTGATTCAAGACCGGATAAAGATAGTATTTTGCGTGGTGTACAAAACGGTGGTTCTGGTGGACCGGGGGGTGCTGGTGGTAATGGTACAGGTAACAATCCTTGGAAAACCGGTAATCGGACTGAACAAGCTGCATTGATAAAGAATGATCAAGGTGCAGCAAAACGATTGGCTACAGAGGCCGGTGTTACAATCGCTGGGCTCAATGCCTAAATTTTTGACCTAGCTTCTCGCTAGAAAGGAAAAAACAAGATGGCTGAAACAAACATTGCAGAGGTCTACGAACCTCTTACTTTTCGCGCTGGGGTAGATGAGATGGCTGTTGAGCTGAACGCTTTCGCATCCTCAGGTATTCTGGTCCCTGACCCACAAATTGCGGCCCAAATTTCTGGTGGCGGTCGCCTGGGAGAAATTCCTTACTTTGGTCCTTTGGCCAATAATGAGCCGAATTATTCAACTGACGTTTCCGCGAACAAATCTACGCCAGAGCAGATTGCGGGTAAATTGGATAAGTTCCGCTTGGCGCTTATGAATAACTCTTGGTCCACCATGGACCTTGCGCGCGCTCTTGGTTTGAAAGATCCATTGCAGGGGATTATCAACAAAGTCGGCCAATGGTGGGCAACTGTTGAACAGACTCGGTTTATAAAACTCTTGCTCGGTATTCTCGCTGATAATGTAGCCAACGATTCAGGTGATATGGTCTATGATATCTCCACTGATGATGCTGCGGCTATTGCGGATGCAGAACGCATTAGTGCTTCCGCTGTCCTTTTAGCCGCACAGACTATGGGTGACCATGCAGATGCGTTGATGGCATTGGCGGTGCATTCAGTGGTGGCAACCAGATTGCGCCTACAGAATGTTACTTCCTTTGTGAGTTCTGCAGCTGACGCCAATGTGCAGATTGAAATGTACCTTGGCAAGTATCGCTTGATTGTGGATGACTCCTTGCCAGCTGTTGCTGGCACCAATCGTATTACTTATACTTCCATATTGTTTGCGGCTGGTGCTGCTGCGAGGGAAACTGTTCCCGCTCCGGTAGCGTCTGAATTGAAACGTGATCCAGATGCTGGTGTAGGTGGCGGTCAGGATACGCTCTTTTCTCGTCGCCATGTGTTGCTGCATCCGTATGGCTTTCAATTCACCAGTACTACTGTTGCTGGTGTTACGCCTACTTTGGCAGAATGCATTCTCGAAGCCAATTGGGACCGCTCCGTCGATAGAAAGTTGGTAGGATTCGCTTTCCTAAAGACTAACGGTTAATTTTCACTGTTCGTTCGGCTGGAAGGGGCGACGCAGTTTTGTTCGCCTCTTCCTTTTACGAAGGTATCCAAGATATGAAATTAGTACCCGGCAAAGAGATGACGGTAGCTGAATGTAACCGGTTTAATGAAGTTATGCAAAAGCGGTGGAATGAAGAATCTGTAAAACAAACCGAGCAGTCTAAGCAATCTTCAACTACCAAAACCGTAAGAAGGGTTAAACGTAGTTAACCTTCTGCATAAGCAGTATCATTATAGGTTTATAATGTGTGTGTAGATAAAAATGAGCGTGCAGATGATTCACGATTTAAAAGCTGGATACAAAATGTTCTTGGCGGGTTGGTTCTCGTGTCGATTTCAGCGGTTTCAACTGGCTATATTGTTTTGCGGGATACTTCTCGCGATCATACTTTACAGCTCGGTGTCATCGTCAAATCACTTGACAAAGCAATGCTTGAAATCGAAAGATTCAAATTATGGCAAATTGGAACCGAAAGAGATAGATTTAGAAACGAAGATGGTGCTACGTTGTTTAGCGACCTCTCAAAACTTAGAGATGCGATGAATATGCATAACGCAGAAGCTAAGACGCATATTGAACGAATTGACCATAATTCTAAAGCCATTGACCGTATTCGACAAAAATCTCATACTCACAATGGCTACCCCGACCATGGCGTAAATGGAAGGTAATGTAAAGTGGCTAAATTTACATACAGAGTCGAAGTCGATACCGATAAACCTCGCGGCAAAGGACGTGTGCAATATTACCCTGGAATAGACTTTACCCACCACCCAAAAAGCTATCCTGGAGAAGCGATTTTAATACCAGGCGAAAAACCTAGTGATGGAGCAACCGGGGCCATTGACACCGCTGACGTTATGCAAGCAGTTTTTATACACGATCAAATATGCAAGCACCCGTTTTTTATCAGCGGTAGAAAGATAACAAACTGGATGGCTTCAAGAATTCTTACTGATCAGATGATTATCGATGGTGTGTGGTGGAGGGCTTGGTATTTCTTTTGGGCAACGTTTTTGAAGGGTTGTAAATTAGCACGCAAGAACGGTATGTTTTGGGTAACAAAATGATGTAATAGTCCAATGCTGCTGTCGAAAGACGGTGGTTATTGGTGGCATATTTGTAATTGAGGTAAATTAACGTGGATTATTTAGAATTACATGGGCAGACCGGTGAAGGTGAGTTCAGAAAAAGAGTTGAGGTGGCTGCTGTAAAAGTAGCACAAAAGGTAATGGACAATGTTGATAATGTTGCACCATTTAATCAGGCTGCCGGTAAGCACGATCTTCGCCTAAAACTAGCCATAGCTCATATTAAAAGTCCTACTGAACTATCCGATAACCTTCAGTATTACATCTTGGCTAAAAATGATCAGATAACGCTTGCTCAGTTAGGGAATGTGACTGACGAGCAAATCTTGGACCAAGTAGAAGCCGTATGGGACTCTTTTAGTACACAGTTCGAAGCAGTCATATAAAGGCGAATTACTATGGCTATGTCAAATAATGAAATCCAGGTACTGTGGGCTGCTGCTAGCAGTAAATCAGTTGCTTCCGGCGCTGGAGAAATATCTGACTCGTTTACATTTAGCGTTGATAGAGTTGCAGGCAGTATTTCATGTAAAGCCTCTAATAACGGTACAGCAGTGTCTAATGATTACATTGATTTTTATCTTTTGCAGACTACTGGTGATCCAGATGGCGCAAGTACAAATGAGTATGACAGTGCAGATATTACTAACGCATTATATCTAGGAAGGGTGGACACGTACTACGGTGTATCTGGGGTTGCCCAGTCTACGTTTGAGATACCAGTATCTGCACTTGGGGCAAAAATACGTGCTAAATCTGCTGCTGCCAGTAATGGGATAACAGTCAGCGCGTCTATAAATGAAGTTTTATCTGGCCTGACGTAAAGTGGGAGCAATACTTTTACCAAGCAAACGAAGGCTTCGTAAACCTACGCTATGGGATTTACAGCGTGGCAGGCTTGAGTTCGACCCTAGTCATGATCATGCTAAGGGATGTAGACAGTTAACTATAGCTGGCCCTGGTGCCCCTATTAATGGCTATGCCAGAGTTATACGAATAGTTAATGATAGGCAGATAGGAGGTAATGGTGCTACTAGTTATCTTAATGACGTTAATTTTTGGAAGCAAGGGGCTTCCAATATCCCACCTGGAATAAATACACAAGCGACATACTCTGCTTTACATGGTACTATCTCTGATGCAAACAGTATAACATCTTCATCATACGAGTGGCTGTTTGCGCATTATATGTATTACCATACCGCAAGTAGCGCAACAATTTACGGTACTCGCCAAGCTAGGCTTGTTAGACAGGGAAGTGCGTATTCTCTATGGGGAATAGGGCATACAAGTACTTTAAGCCTTGGCGGTGCTTTTGACCCTGCCACCCTTGGTCCTCGTGCAAGTACTATTTATAGGTATTCTAGTAGAGATAGGGCTATTATAAATGGCACCTACCTTGGGTATGCAGCAGCTGCTTCCTACACTGATAATAATTATTACAGAATAGGCTGGGGTTCGGTTGGTCAGCCACAATATGATTGTTATGCAACTACATGGTTTACTGGTGTATGGGACCATGCTTCTTTTAATGTTTCATTAAGCTCTCCAAGCATCGATGTTTGGCCGGTTAAGCTTGCGTTATCTCCACGCTCTTATTTCATTCTTCCAGCGGCTGCGACTGCAACTTGTGCGCTTAGCACAAACATCATCGAAGAATCTGATATCGTTGCAGGTTTCAACACTATTACGCTGACATTAACTGGGGATACCTGGGTAACAACAGGTCCAACATTTGACGCGCAACGTCAGGGCATAATTAACGGTATTGATTCGTTACAGGCTGAGGCTACTGGGTGGGATGCAGTAGTAAAAGCCAACGAAGTTGTTGGAGCAGTTGTCAGAACATCTGATACTGTAGTGACAATTACTCTATCGGCCCATGCAACTTATGATATTACTGCATCAGAAACGATCATAGCGACCATCCCGGCAACGGCATTAACTGGCGGGACTGAAGTAGAAGCAAGTCCTCCGTTTTCGGTTATTCCTAATGCTGGTATTGAGGTTTCTGTTTCGTTAGGGAAAGCGAGTGCTTTATCCATTTCACCAAGTGCGGATTATTTTGGCAGTATTAACTTTGGCCGAACCAATGTAGTTTCTAGTTCCCCGAACGCATTGTTTGATGCGGCATTTTCTGTTGCTAATACCAGAATATCAGATTTTCAAGCTGCCGCTCTTCTGAATGCTACACTGCTAGCCGCTAAATCTCTAGACACTGTTTCTACTGGAGCTATCTATGCATCAGTAACCGCCGCGTTAGATATTTTAAAAGATATCGGCATAACAGCGACAGTTGAAGGTGTAAGTGAAATATTTGAAGTATCGGTTGATTTAGGGCGTACGGTAGATATTCTTAAAGAAGCAAGTAATGTAATTTCTGCGTCTTCTACCTTTGGTAGATTAATTGACATAACAAATTCCGCGAATTTTGAAGCAACTACATCTGTGTCTTTAGGTAAAGTTGCTTCTTT